AGAACAGGTTGATAGTTTTTAGGAATCAAGATAAGGGGGGACATATAATTTTTAATAAATGACACATGGGGTAAGTTGTGAATAATACTGATATTATGTGATGTTGCTCGGCAAATAATTATGTGAATAATGTTAATTTTTTGTGCTTTTTTTGTTACTTGCACTAAATTTGTAAAATAATATAAGTGTAGTATAATTTATATGTTATGTGTGTTAGTTGGTTTAATAAAAATATTGATTGAGGCAACTATTGAGGCAAGTCTTAATTGTAATTAAAATATATAGTTATGAAAATTGATTGGGGCAACTATTGTTGTTTGGCGACATTAATGGCGACATGCTTAATTATATATAAATAAGAAAGTTATGAAAAATGATTGGCGACAAAAAAAGATTGAAAAACGGCACTTAACTGGTATATAAATGCCTGTTAAATGGCCATTAATTGGGCTGGAAATAATTAAAAAAACTCGAATTATGCTATTCATTACCTTCTAACTTCCCTTTAAAAGTATAAAATAAAGTTTTTTGTCTACTATCAGGTAGTTTTGAAAGCTCATTTATAGCCTCGTTTATATCTTCCTCTGGAATTTTAAGTGTCCCTCTTATTACATGATATTGAGCACTTTTTTCATTCACTTTATTAATTTTACTTTCAATCATTTCCCCTTCCCCGGTAATTATCCAGTTAATGTTAACTTCCGGGAACGCCTTCGAGATTCCGACAATTAACTCACCGGATAGCCCAACCTTTCCAGTTTTAAAATCTGTATAAGTAACCCTGGAAATATTTGTTTTTTCAGCAAATGCGGTTTGTGTTAAATTAAATTTTTGACGGAGTTTATCAATCCGTATAAAAATTTCAGAATTTCTACTTTTTTTGATTTTTTCTCTTGACATTGTCGAAAATTCTACTATATTATATTTTGTAAAATGTGTTGTATGGTTTTTTACATGTTATACAAAAGAGGTAAAAAAAATGCAAAAAATAAGTCCTGAAAGAGCCAGGCAGTTAAAGGCCATAATGGTTATGAACGGCCTGACAGACAAAAAGATAGCCGATGCAACCAGGTATATAGACAAGTACGTAAACAGTATACGTAATGGGAAGCGGGCTATCAATGCGAAAAATTCACGTGTTATCGAGTACATCGAATCCTTTGAAAAAAAGTTAAAGGAAGCTGCCTAAGCAATATCAACAAGAAAGATAATGAATTATCTTAATTTTTGCAAGTAAAAAAGGCAGGTTTTTTTTGACAGTTCGATAAAGGCGGTTGTGAAATGACGAGTTTAGACCAGGCAAAATACGATACTATTCACCGCTCCAAGAAGCCGGTGAAGCGGATCGCAGAGGACACGGGGATTAAGGAAGGCACGCTGTATGTGTATGGGCTTCCGGCTGAGGCTAATGGACGCGACATTCCCCTGGCTAAGTTGCTGCCGATTATGAAGGCTGCCGGGAACTATGCAATATTAAAGTCTTTAAATAACGCCTGCGGGTTTTTGATGGTGAGAATCCCCAGGGCGGCGGCTAACAAGCTGGATGAAGCCAGGATGGTTAGCGACTATCAGAAATTATGTGCTGACACGGTGGCAAGTCTTGTGCAATACCTGGAACACCCGGACAAAAAGAACTGTGAGGCGGTTATTAGCAATTTGCGAATGGTTATGGCGGAGAGCGCCGGGCTGGAAAAAAGAATGAGAACGCATCACCAACTCGAACTGGGGTTTTGAAAATGATTGAAAATAAAGAATGGTATTCGGTAAAAGAGTTTGCGACGTTGGAAAATATTCCTGTCCGCACAGTAAAATGGAAATGTGCTAATAATAAATTGATTGTTCGCGCTTCTTTGATTGATAAGGGTGGGAAAAATGGCATGGCTTATGAAATAAGCCGAGAATCGTTATCTATGCAGGCCATTATAAATTTGCAAGTAAATGACGAGAAAACTATTGAAATAATAAAAGATTGGCCGGAGTGGAAGACCAGAAAAGCTATGGAAAAGTTGAGAATAATAGAGGCTGTTGCTAATACTAAAATTGGAAAGAATAAAACCGAACGGTTAAAAGCAGTTGCCCAAAAAAATAATATTACTTTTGTGACGGCCCAAAATTGGTACAAAGCATATATTAAACACGGCATTGCCGGCCTGGCGCCATCGTGGGGCAAGTTGAACGGCAATTGCTGGTCGATTCCACAAGAGTTACAGCAACTGATAAAGTCCAGTTATTTACGCCCCGCCCAGCCGTTCAAGTTCCATGTTTATAAGGACGTTGAGAAATGGTGCAAAGATAATAACGCGGAACCGCCCAGTTACCGGACGGTGTGCCGGTTTATAGAGACCGGCATTTCGGAAGCTGATAAAATGCTGTTCAGAATTGGCAAACGGGCGTATCGTGACAAGTATGAACCGGTGATCCGCAGGGATTTTGACGACCTGGCCGTAAACGAGATGTGGGTACTGGATCATCGTGAATTTGATATTTTTGTATACACCGATGACCGCCGGATAAAGTACGCGCGGCCGTGGATTAGCGCGCAGATGGATTTAAAGACCAGGTGTCTGGTCGGCTGGCAGATTTCCTTTCAGCCAAACAGTAACACCGCGGCCCTGGGAATGCGGCACGGGATTCTTAACTATGGCAAGCCGGACGGCGTGTACCTGGACAACGGCAAGGATTATCGTAGTAAGTTTTTAAATGGCAAAACCAAAAAGATTGGCAAGATCGATTTCGACCTGCGCGCCCAGGGCGTGTTTGCCAGGTTGAATATTAAACCGCGCTTTGCCTGGCCGTATTCGGGCAGGTCCAAGCCGATAGAGTCATTTTTCCGCAATTTTCCCATACAATTTGAACGCTATCTTCCTGGCTGGTGCGGCTGCAATAATAAGGAACGCCCGGAGAAATTGAACCAGGAAATTAAGGACGGCAAGCTGATCACTGTGGATGAACTCCGGCAGTTGGTAGTTAAATTCCTGGCGGAATATAACAATCGCGAGCATTCCGAGACCGGCATTGCGCCAAATGAAGCATACAAGGGCGCTTTGATAACACGGATAGATGAGGATGCTTTGGCGCTGCTGCTGATGAAGGGCAAAGAGTCCATTACCTACTGGAATGACGGCCTGCATTTGCACAATGCCCGTTACCGCAACCTGGAATTAAATCGCCTGGTGAAAGTCGGCGAGAAAGTGGACGTGTTTTATAACCCAGGGGATATGAACGTTATATACGTTTATAAGGACGGCAATTATTTGTGCAAGGTCCCCATCGAAGGGAAATTTAGCATGCACGCCTCTGAGGAAGATTTTAAATACATGGCAAAATTGCGTAAAGACGCGCGGGCGCAGATCAGTCGCACCCGGCAGAATTACAAATTTGTATACAGCATGGAAAACGCGCTGGAAGCTGCGAAGGAAATGCGGCAAAAGCTGGAACCGGAAGCGCCGTTAGAGACGTCACCGGCTGCGGCCGCCAAGGTTGTAGCTATGTTTGGCGCGAACCCGGCTATAAATGAACCCGAACCGGAACCAATTAAGGAGGTAAAGAAGCAAAAGTTGTTTATGGAGTTTATAAAGACTCCGGAACCCGTTAAAAAAGAACCCGTGTTTTTGTGTAAAAAAATTGAAAATGGAGGTTAATATGCCTTTGGATCAGGACAGCTTGATTGCTCTTTTGGAGCAGTTCTACGAAGCTAATAAAGACAATTTGAATGTAAGTTGGAGTTGGAATAACATCGCCCGTCACCTGGGCGTTTCGCCAAGCACGTTGAATTTGTGGCGGACAAAAAATCCAAAGAATTCCCCGGAAAAGATGAACCTGCTGGTGGCAAACTTTTTACAGCGCGAACAGGCGCGTAAGGAAGCCCCGGTTAAGATCGAATTCAAATACACCAAAGCCGCACAGATGATGCTGGACAGCCTGAATTATGCGCAGGTAATGAATGAATTCTGCGTAGTTATTAGTCGCGCCGGGTATGGTAAGACCGAGACAATCCGAGAATGGAAGCGGCTGCACCCGGAGTGCCTGATCATCGAGGGCCGGGCCACGCAGCAGCAGCATACACTGGTTTACGAAATTGCGGAAAAGCTGGGCGTATCGGTCCGCAACGCCTCGGATTTCATTTTCAAACGCATCGTCGATGCGCTGAAAGCTGCGCCGCGGTTGCTGATATTCGATGAGGCCCAGTTCTACAAGTATAATACGCTGGAAACTATCCGGCGTATCCATGACCAGTCCGGTTGCGGGATTGTGCTGGTTGGTTCTTACGTGCTTTATGATCAGATGACCGGTCGCAAGGTTAAAGATTACGACCAGATGCTGAGTCGCGTTATTAAGCGCGAACTACCGGCTCTGGACGAAGATGATGTGAAACTTTTGATTGAAGAGCAGTACGACGGCGATTTGACCGGCGAAATGATTCGCAAAATGATTGATGAATGTAACGGCAGCGCGCGGCTGCTGGTGAAAAATTTCAAGCTGGCAAGAAGTATGAGTGGTAAGAAAAAGGTTGGCCTTTCGGAAATTAAAAGGGCCTACGAGTTTTTACTGGCGGCATAGCCGGGAGGTAGATATGTGGCAATTAATGGCTTTCTTACTAATCTTTGTTAGCTGGTGCCTTTTTTGGGCGGTTGTGGTAAAGCGGTTATCGCACCAGGTTGACGTAGAGAGTTTGGAGCAGATGTTTAAAATTATAGATGAAGGAGAGTTACAATTATGAGTAAAAAAATAGGCGAGCAGACCACGTTAGCAAGCTGGGAGCAGGTGAACCAGGCGCTGCAAAAGATTGGCTTTTTGAATGCGGCGGTTGATTCGATGACCGGCAAATATGCGGAGGAACACGCTCGCATTGATGTACAGGCAGAAAAGCACATTTCGCCGTTGCTGACTGAAAAAGTGGCGTTGGAAAATAACATTAAGGCTTTTGCGACTGCACACAAAGAGGAACTGGTAAATGGCAAAACCAAAGAGTTGCCGGCGGGAAAGGTATCATTCAAAAGAACCAGGGCTGCGTTGAAACTGTTAAATGGGGCAACCTGGAAAACTGTGATTGAAAAAATGGAAGAGTTAAGGATGTTACAGTTTCTGGATTATACCCCAAAAGTTGATAAGGAAAAGCTGAAAAAGGAAGCTACTGAATACTACTTGTCGCGAATTGGCTTAGAAAAGAAAAGCAAAGAGGAGTTCTATTATGAGCTCAGCAACCAACCCAAAAAGTAACCTGACGGCTGACGAAACCAAGATTTATGACATCATCGCCAGCCACCAGGGAGCAAGCGCCGCGATCACCTGCGAAGTGATAGCCGGACGCATCGGGATGAATATACGACAAGTGCGTGACACAATCAAGACTTTGATAGAGAATCATTATTTACCGATTGTGGCAACTTCCCGCGCGCCGTACGGGTATTTCATTCCCAAAACCGTAAATGAAGTTGTGATTTATAAAAAGGTGTTAAACGCCAGGGCGCGCAGCATTCAGCAACGCATGAAAGCACTGGATGTGTGTATGCAGCAGACGTTTTTACAGCAACCAACGTTATTTTAAACTGAACCCGCCGCGCCTCGATACGTTCCGCAAAGGTAAAGCAAGCGGAACACTCGGCGACCGGCGTTTATAAAGGAGAGCATTACCATGACAGCCCACGATAAAGTTGTAGCAGAAATTGAACAGCCTACTTTGTTTGATGAAGAACTAATTATTCCCGATGAAAGTGATCTTTCTAAACTGGTTTTTGAAGCCGGCCGCGGCGAGGTAAATTCGTACAAGGCATTGCTGCAGATCAGCCGGGTAACAGATTATAAAAACGCACAAGAACACCAGGTTATTGTTGGCGCCGCCTTTGCTGTTGGCGCGCTGGAACATTTGTACAAAAGCGACCTGGTAGCGGCGTGAGCGACCTTGAAATTAAATTTGTGTATGTAACCTGCCTGTGGAAATGGAACCGGCAGGTGCGTTGCGAGCGGGCGTGTTCGGTGTGCTTTCCGGACACGCCGGATTGCCGCGACGCCGGGCGAAAAATGCTGGCCGCCGTGCGGGATGCTTGTCCCATGCGCGGAATAATGGCCGGTAAAGTCCCGGTTTTTGATGACCCGATTAAAGTTAAACGACAGGAAATGCAGCATGAGTACAGCGGCGAAAAGAGAAAGTAAGATACCGGCGAAAACCCCGGAGCAGCACCGGCGCATTTTTTACCTGGCCGGTTTGCTGAAATGGGACATTGACCGGCTGCGGGTGGCGGTGGAAGAGTGGAATTTGCCGCGCTTGAGTAAAATGAATTGCCGTGAGGCGCAGCGCGCTATTGAGTGCCTGCAAATTGCCTGCGTTGGTGTGGAAATTCACACACCCGGCAGAATGACGCAAAAGCAGCGCTGGAAGATCGAGCATGTTCGCGACGCTTTGAAATGGAAAGATGCCCAGGTTAACGGCATGTCCGAACGGCTTTTCCATGTATCAAGCTGGACGTGGCTGGACGGCGGCAACGCCCGCAAGTTGATTGAAACGTTACGCGGAATGTATCGGAGGCAGTATGGCAAGTATCCTGAATGATTATTTCGACAAGATAAGCAAGCATCCGCCATTGCCCCAGGCAGAGGTGGCAGAGCTGATCACCCGCGCGCAGGCGGGCGACGTCCATGCGCGTGACCAGGTTATTGATAGCAACCTGCGCCTGGTGCGCAAAATCGCCGCCGCCTAC